AGAATTAAAAGAACTAAATGTAAAAACACAAGTTAACATCCCTATTATAGATTTTGCAGATAAGGAAAAAATAATTGACATTGAATCAGAAGATATAAAAGATGAAGAAACTAAACCTCAATAAAAAGTATCAAGCTTTATTTAACTCTCAAAGTCGTTACTTTGTAATAACAGGAGGGAGGGGTTCTGGAAAATCATTTGCTACAAACACATTCTTAGTATTACTTACTTACGAAAAAGGACACAGAATATTATTTACTCGTTACACAATGACTTCAGCAGGTATGTCTATTATACCTGAGTTTATAGAGAAGCTAGAGTTAATGGGTGTACTTGATCAGTTCACTGTAAACAAAACAGAGATCATAAATAATTTAACAGGCAGTTCAATATACTTTTCTGGTATTAGAACTTCAAGTGGAGATCAAACGGCAAAGCTAAAATCTATACAGGGTGTAAGTACGTTTGTGTTAGATGAAGCAGAAGAATTAACAGACGAAGAAAGTTTTGATAAGATTGATTTTAGTATTAGATCAAAGCTTGTAAAAAATAGATGTATATTAATTCTAAACCCTACTACAAAAGAGAATTGGATATACCAAAGGTTTTTCCAAAATAGAGGTGTTCCAGACGGACATAACGGAACAAAAGAAAATATTACATACATACACACTACATATAAAGATAATCTAACACACCTTTCAAAATCGTTTGTTAAACAAATAGAAGTAATGAAGGTTAGACGACCAGAGAAGTTTAAACATCAGATTGAAGGTGGGTGGTTAGAATCAGCAGAAGGAGTTATATTTAAGCATTGGAACATAGGTAAATTTAATAATGAGTTAGATTCAATATTTGGCATGGACATAGGATTCTCAGTCGATCCAAGTGTTTTAGTGGAAGTTGCAATAGACAAGGACAGAAAAATAATTTGGTTAAAAGAACATTATTATAAGACGGCACTTAGTACCACTCAAATATATGAATTGAATAGACGTCATGCAGGTGGCAATTTAATTGTAATGGATAATTCTGAGCCACGACTTTTGTCCTCTATAAAAAACAAGGGATTAAATGTAATACCCACAATAAAAAAGAAAGGCAGTATTCTCGCAGGAATCTCGTTAATGCAGGATCACCAAATAATTATAGACGATAAATCTGTGAATTTAATCCGTGAATTTAATAACTATACTTGGAAGCTTACAGGTGCAATTCCAATCGATAAATTTAATCATGGGATCGATGCTGGGAGATATGCAATTCAATATCTATTAACTAGATCAGTGCCACACGGTAGCTACTTTATTAAATAAAAAATGAAGATAGGAAACGTTTACATACTAGACAAATACGAACAACAAATTGTTGAGCTTTCAGCTAATCAAAGGCATGAAAACAAAATTAATACAGGTTGGAATGGTCACAGAACTGTAAATAAAAGTAGTACATTAGATTTAGATATAACAGGGTTTGGAGCTGAGTTTATATTTTGTAGAGAACTAAACTTATATCCTGACTTTAAAATACATAATACTTCTAAAGTAAAAGGAACAGATAATTATGATGCTATATACAAAGGCAAAACTATTGACGTAAAAGTCAACAGAAATCACGAAAATCCGTTAATGATACCAGAATATGCTAAAACAGATTGTAATTTGTTTGCTCTGTTTAGTTGTATATACCCTAGATATAGATTTGAAGGGTTTGCCACAAATAAAATGGTTTTTGATAAATCTAAACTAAGAATGACAAGAGTTAAGGCATACGTCACTGAAAAAGCCGATTTATTAGAGATAACGCAAGTTTTTTAGCATTTTTTTTATAATTTATTTGTCAGTTAGGATTTTATTTACTAATATTGTTAATAACTAATAATTAAATTATGAAAACAAAGAAACCTATTATCAACAAACATTTTAAGCTTAACAACGATTGGATACAAAAGGGTAACCAAAATCTTATGTTAGAGCTATTAAGTAAACAATTTAAAAACAAGAAATCATGAAATTAGAATTTACACAAAAAGAAGTAAAAGAAATGCTTAAACCTAAAAACCTATTAGAGTTTAACAGAGAGATTAGCAAAAGACATTCAAACACCTTAACAAAAAGTATTAATGAATGTGGGGTTTTAAGATACCCTGTAATTGGCAACATATCTAAATTTGATAAAAGAAAGTACGTTATTGTAGATGGTCAACATTTATGTTTTGCGTTAGTCAATATGCCAAATAACAAAGCAAAAATAAATTGCATTGTAAAGGATTATGAAACAAAAGAGCAATTAATAAAAGATGTTGCTACGCTAAACAATGTAAATAAAACTTGGACGGATAAAGATTATTTACACGCTTGGTTTAGGTATGGCATAAGTAATATTAATCATTTTACTAATTATTCTTATTTATGGAATATGCATCAAACTTATTTAGATTGTTTGCCTTGTGGTTATTTAGTTGACTTGTATGCTAAAAATAAAGATGAGTTCAGAACAGGTAAGCTCGAGTTTAAAGACAGGATTTTTAGTGATAAGCTAGCTCAAATATCATGTATGTTAAAAAATGATTTTAACAAAGGATCGTTTACCCTACAAGGTTTAAGAACATGGGCGTTTGAAATGCATAGAAAAAATACAGAGATTGACTTTGAAAAACTAAAATTAAGAATCATGACTGCAATAATGAATAATGAAGATCATAATTGTAATGGTAGAGATGATTTTAGAGATTTAATAGAAGAGGTATATAACAGAATTTAAAAATAAGAAACTATGAGTATAGAAAACGAAATATTTGATCATTACAGAAAAAGAGTAAATCAAATAGAAAAATCAATCAATCTATTAAGAAGTCACGGTTATACCATTGTAGATTTAGAAGGCAAAATAATAGAAAAAGAAATCAAAGTATAAAACAATGGATGTATCATTTAGAGAACTAGAAGAACAAAATCTAATGTTGTCTGACGATTTAGATCAATTACAAGATGAATTGAATTGGTGGCGTACTTATGGAGAATATGTCTCTAAAGTGCATACTAACGTAGATGCTGAAGCTTGTGGATATGCTGACGGAGACATCGAATAAAAAGAAAACTTTAACTAAAACAAACACTATGAAAACAAAGAAATGCGAAATGTGTGGTTATGAAAATCACATTGATAATTTTAAATGTGAAGGATACGATTGTGGAATTCCTTTAGATTTAACAATAGAAATAAATTCATTTGGCTTGCCAGAAATAATACAAAAAGAATTATGAGAAAATGTAACAAATGTGCCAACAGATTAGAAGTAAAAGGTAATAAGATATATTGTTATTACTGCAAAGGTTATAAAATGCCTTATGAAACCTATAAATTTAATTCACTAATAAACCAATTAAACAAATAATTATGAGAGCAAAATTAATAAACGAAATACTTGATTTATCAGGAGATGAATTCGGTAGAGAAGGGTTAATTCAATTAGCAAAAGAAAGCGATTACCAGTTAAGAACTAGATTAATTTACATTAAACAAAGCATACTAAATCAAATAATATGAAAACAAATAGAGTAATTATAGTAACACGACCAATGAGAGTTTGGTTTAGAAACTTCAGAAAATTAATGAATGATATATTTAATCCAGAACAATCTACTCATAAATGGATGAGATATCCGATGTATGCTATAAATAAAAAGCATAAAGAAATTATATTGTCTGGCTTACTTAATGACTTAAACGATAAAATAAAAATAAAACAAGAACTATGACACAAGAACACAAAGAAAGTTTAATAGATACCTATTATGATTGGTTTAATGACGAATGCTCTTGTCCTTATGATGAATTGAGATGGTTAATTGAATCGGCACTAAATGGAAAAGAGAGAGACAATATTGTCGAAGCTTTAGAAACTACATATAAACATTATAAATAAAAATTTAATACCATGACACACATTGACGACCTACACAGAATTGAGATTAATCATTTAAGACAAATGCTAAGAAGCGTAAAAGAAGAGAATGAGAATTTAAAAGATATGAATCGAACACTAGAGGCAAAGAATCAATTATACCTACAACAATTAGAATCAGAATATAGAAAGAGTAAAGTTTGAGAGTTCTAACATTTGAAATAAAAGAAGTAGGAGAAGAGCCATATAAAAAGCAATTCAATACAGATAGGTCAATTCAATGGACGATTGAACAATACTCAAGGCATCGTCAAATTCA